CCTTTATCATATCTAGCGAGATTTGTAAGCGTCGTATTTTTTTGCATCTAATCCGTGCCTTTCTTTATGTCTTTCTTTTAATGCTGGATATTTAGAATAAACTTTTTCTTTAATTGTTTCGGGATGAGCAGCATTATGAGCATATGAAAGAGCTGATCTTGCTCTTTTTAATGTATTGATTGGATAAGTGCCATCTGGTCCGGCAAAATTGCTTTTTTTCACACCAGAATATTTTCCTGCATTGGATTCACCAGGTTTTTTTCTAATTTCTGTAATGTTTTCCTTCATATTAACCTGTATTGATTAAATTATCTAAAACAGCTATTGCAACACATCTACAATTAACATCATTACCGGGATGTCCAGTAATTTTGGGAGGTTTATCCCATCTAAATTTTTTTCCATCATTAGCTTTATGAGTTGGTCTAACTCTTTCATCGTCGGAAGTTTGCCAAATATATTCTTCAACTCCTACTTCTTGCTGCCTCAATTTAGTCAAAGATGAATTTAATTTTGTAGTTTGATCTCTGGCTATTAATGTGGCTCTTCTTCTTGTAATGCCAAAAGATTTTTGTATTTGTTTTGCAATATCTGTAAATCTTAATCCTTGTTGAAGAGATCTTTCAATATCTCCTGACACTCTTTCCAACTCTTGGACTGGCAATGACTTGATGAGAGAGGCATTTTGAGAAGAAAAGAGCTTAAGTTGATCGCCAAGCCAAGGTTCATCGATAAAAATATCCAACCCAAATATGGAATTATTGAGTTTTTCGGCTTGGATTTTATTGAATCTGGCAATTTCAACTCCAATTTTAATAGCCTCTAATATAGTAGTATTTACTTTATCTTGTATAGCTTGCTCAATGAAAATTATCAATGATTTTAATCTATTATTATAATCATCAAGCCGATCTTGAGGCATTTTACTTTCTACTTCTTGAATCATCGAAGGAATTTCAGGAATTAAAATTTCTTTTATTAACTTTTTTAATTGATTTGTAAGAGAATACAGAATTTTATCATATTGTTTTTCTTGATTTTTAGGAAAAAGCCATTTTTTTGGAGTTGGAACGTTTTTTTTTATATTTTGAGATTTTCTAATTTGTAAAAGAATTTTATAATCTTTTCTCATTTATGTTGCTGCTGGTGATGATCTTGGCAAACCTGTTCCCATATAATCCGGGCCTTCAGAAACTTCCGGTCCTGTTAATTTTTCTTTTTCCTTTAATAAAGATTCTAATTCTTCTGGATTTTCAGACATTCTTTCTCTTTGATCCATGTCTAATTCAGTATTCATAGACCATTTATTACCGCCAAATCTGGAAATCGCCACTTCTTCTGGAGTCAAAACACCTCTATCAATATAAATAGCGTCCATTTCAGCTACAGCGCGCCTTGTCAAAGCGTCTTGTTCTTCAGTATTTTGCCATAATGGAATAAACTGCAAACTCCAATCATCAGGCTCAATCCCATTAAATGGCCCGTCTTTTGAAATCATTATATAACGAATCAATTTTTCTAAAACGCAACGCAATTTTGATTCTTGTTCTTGTTTAACTGCATCATAAAAATTTCTAACATCTGATTCACCAGTTGAATTTAAACCTGCGGGGCTTCTTCCAAATAACAATGTGACTGGTACTCTACTCACAGCAGAAAGAGCAAGCATAAATCTATCAATTAAATCTGCAACCCCATTAACATTTGTAGTCAATTTTTCGTAAGTTTCATCTCCATCCAATATCATTGTATTGGTTGTAGATTTACTCAAATTCAAAATATTCAATCTCTTTAATACGTTTTGATCTCCGCATTGGGAAGCCATAATCGTGGTTAAATTAGGAATTTTTAAAACTCCATTTACGAAATCTTCCATCATGGTTGCAGTATGACTAAAGGCCATTGAATAATTTCTTAGCTCTTCATAAATCGTTTGAACAAGTGGATCACCCCAACCCTGATTAAAATTCTGCCAACGAGGTGGCAAAACATTCCAATCCATACGTAAGATACGGCTATAATGAACGAAAAAAATAGCTCCAGTTCTGTTGTCATTGATTGTATAGACATTAGGAAAACCATAATTTGGGCTATTAAGATCAGATTCAAAAGTCCCATCACGACTGTAAGCTTGATAACGATCGAAAACGCGCAACCATTGTACATCTCTTAAAGCCCTTTCATCCACAGGTTGATCTAAAGGAAGTCCATCGGCTATGCCCATTATACAAACAGCACCACCAAAAAGACGTGCCCATTTAATAAGATTGCCCATTGCTTCGTTTACTTTTAATTCTTCAAGTTTTCCTATTATTTTCCCTTCAACATCCCCTTCTAATTCCCATCCTTGTCTGAGCATTTCTTGAGCAAAAATGTCAATAATAAGCCTAAGAACCCCATCAGAACGATACATTTGATCCAATTCGGCTCTATTAAAAAGGTTAGTAATCCTGAAGAGTCCATTTTGTTTTTTATCCCTCCCGCATTGTCCTAAACCAGTTAGAACATTCATCCAACCGTCACCACGGACAAAATTATCGTTATGAATTTGTTTTACTTTTGCTATTAAATGTTTTTGCTCTTGAATATATGTAACGGGAGTAAAAGCACTCGGAACTGAATTGGTATTTTCGTTTTCTTTCATAATCCCTACATTTGCGATAAAGCAGTCAAATTATATTTATTTTCTGTGTGCATTAAAAAAGCACCGCTCAATGCATCTACAATATCATCATGAGACCCTTCGGGGAAATTTTCTAATTCCCTGAAAAAATCTTCGTTCCAATGACCTCTTAAAATTTTAATATTTCCTGCTTCGGCTTGAGCACTAACAGGAGAAGCTCTAGTGATTTTGTCTTTAGTTACTTTATATGCTATCGCATTATACCCTTGGAGCATTCTTATAATTAAATCAACTTCACTAACTCCTGCTTGTCCCGGATCTTGTTCAATTCCAATTCTACAATTCGTATCGTCTTGACTAGCACAATTAAAAATTGCATTTTGTACTTTTAATGGACTATCTTGCAATCTAACAATATCAATAACGTAAAAAATTCCTTTAGGATCTTTTGCCAATTTTAATCCAACCGTAAAATCAGGGTCATTGGTTTCTGTTTTTTTAGTTGCAGCTCTATCCCAATACCTAACAAAAGTGAGATTTCTTGGAAGAACGTCAATAACCTCAAAAAAGTTTCTTTGAAAAAACATTCCAGCTGTTGGTCTAATATTCCAATTACCAAATAATAATTGCTCTCTTTCAAATCTTGGTAACGCTTGCAAATTTGCTAAATAATCGGGGTTTTCTTCCAATAATATTTTGTTGTCATAAACGTTTGAAGCTACGAATGAAACACTTTTAGGTAAACAATCTTTAAATTTTAATTGTAATTCTTCTTTTTCATTTGCCCAATACGTTTCATCTCCTATTACAACAAACCATCGAATCATTCCTGATCTTTCTTGAATAGCATAACCTGATAAAGGATCAATCCACCAATCAATAAATTTACGTACCCAACTATCAGGGTCAGGATTAGTCGTAGCCCTGATATATGGCTTGATTCCGCAAAGTGAACGATTACGAGAAAGCATATAAACGAATTGACCCCAAGAAAAGTGAGTGAGTTCATCAAAACCGATTAATGTTATTTGTGATCCTTGCCATGAATACTTATCTTTTTCCATATCCATGTGAGCAAATTTTATAATAGAGCCGCTTGGAAAATCCCATTCTAAAGAAGATTCTCTTGGATTTCCTTGAAATTTCATAAAAAGAGGTGCTGAAGTATCCCATAAACCTCCCGGATTCCTAACCTGATTAGCGTTTTTTCTGAAAATGACACAAGAAAATCCTGGTGTATCATGATGCCAAAGGGCTTCTAATAATAAAGCGAAGGTTTTTCCTCCACCTGCTGCCCCTCCATATATAACAATATCGGCAGGACAACTAAGGAAATCCATTTGCGGGCCTTCTTGAGGCTTTATTCTATTGATTTTTAGCATATCTATGACTATTATCTGGCATGTCTAAAACGTTTTTTTCTGTTAATTTTTCTTCTGTTTGAATTTTTTGAGTGATTTGATCGGTTTGACCTAAAATATTTTTACCTAAAAAAATAGCCATTCCAGCGTTTTTTTCGGATAATTTAAATTGAATTCGCCTCAAACTAGCTCTTCCGTGAGATTTAAAATCATCATAAGCTTGTTGAAATGATTTATTGAAATATCTTTTGCACCATTTATCCAAAGTTCTTTGATGAGTATTTAAAATGGCTTCAATTTCATCAACGGTACATAAAGCTCTGCATAAATTTTCAAAAATTTTGGGATCAAAATCTCTTTCAGGTCTTCCAACCGTTCCTTTTTTTCCTAATTTACAATCTTCTGGAGATCGAATGGTAGATACTCTTTTATTTTTTCTATGATCTTGCATTATTTACCTATGAATTCCCATGAAGTTGTAAATCTATTTCTTGAATTACCTCCAACTCCATTTCCTGTTGTTCCTGGATCACCAACTCTTCCTTGATGACAGCATATCCAATTTTTATTTTTTTTATGAGAAGCAATTCTTGCAGGATGACTAGTAGTTTCCCTAAACCTATAACCTGATTTTAAATACATTTTGGCTATTTCATCAGTCATTATCCTACCAATACTCAATCCTTGATATTCTGGCAATACAACTAATCTATGAGTTTTATAAATATTTTTCGCTTTTGGATGAGGAAAATAAATCACCGAAATAAAAGCACATGGTTTTTCATCAATTAATCCAAGAAAACAATCTACATTATTTGCTAAGGAATGACTCAAATAATGAAAATCTTTGAAAACATTCCAAACCTTCCTTTGACAAGATCGAATTTCGAAGGATAAATTCGGTCTGCTTTTTTTGAGCTTCTAAATTCCTTTAAATCCATGTCTAAAACCCAATCAGGTTCTAACCATTCTTCTACGTCATGATGACAAGTAATAGCCACAAATTGTTTTTGTTTTTTTCTGAAAGCTTTTGAAATCGAATGACTGATTACTTTGGCAACTTGTCTATCTACTACAGAAGTAAATTCATCAAATACAATCTTTTCTTTATCATTTAATAAACAAAAAGCCAAATCTGCTCTCATTTTTTGACCAGTAGAAAGATATTTATAAGGAGTGATCCATTCTGGAGTACTTCCCATTCCTACATGTGTTAGAGCGTTTATAATGTCTTTCATATCATGAATTCCCATAGCTTCGACTAATGGAATATCCACATTTGAAATCACTTGATCTTGATAAACTGTTTCAAATAAATGACGAGCTATTAAACTCTTTCCCGATCCTGAATTTCCAACTATTAATCCAACTTCCCATTTTTCAGGAAATTTAAATTCGAAATTCCAATTTTTTTCATATAAATTCACGTCTAAATCATATCGATTCATTACCCATTTTGTATTAAAATGATTTGAATGAACTAATTTTTTTGTGATATTTATTTTTATAATGTCAGAAGTCGACAAATTATGCCCCTTTGCTCAAACTCTTCATATAATTCTCTTTGTTGATCTTCATTTTCACACGTGATTTCAATTGCTAATTTACTCTCTGGATCGATTCCTTCAATTTCTTCATCTTCTTCTTCTTCTTGACCAAATTCTGCTCGCGTCCATCCTATTTCTTCCAAAAAATCTTCATCCCAATGATTAGCCAACATATCTTGATTAAATTCACCTGTTATTTTGTTGGAAGTCAATAAATAATCGTCCACTTGTTCTTGATCTAACTTGAAATTTGGTACCCTAACTTCAATTTCTTTATCTTCCCATCCTAATTCTTTCATTGTTCTTATACGTTGATGACCTGCAATAATCATATTATCCCGATTTATCACGCATAATTCTACGTAATCGTGTTTTTCGAAAGAATTTTTTAATTTTTCTGCCATGAATTTAGTTAAAATTCTAGGATTATATGGATGATCTTTTAATTCAGAAATTTTTCTTATTTCAGTTGTCCAAATTGGTTTTTCTTTATATTGCTTTTTTTTCTTTTTCATTTTTTTTATTCTGTTTTTTCTGTTTCAATTAAAACTTGTTCATTGCAATTTTCTTCATTAGTTAATTCTGTTTGAATTTCTTGAGTTTTTTCTTGATGTTTTTGAGCTTGAAAAAGATTGTAATTTTTTACCGTTCTTATCATGTCTTCAGTCATTTTTTCAAATGAAACTGGAGACATTCTGATTTGAAAAACAGCTTTTGAATCTTGCAAATAAGAAATAATGAACATATTAATTTCATCATCCCAATTCAAGTGCATAGCTAAATCAACATCTTTTTTTTCATTTTCTAACATAATTTACTCCAATTTTTTTTATAATTTCTCTTTTTAAAATTTTTTCTGTTAAAGTGCAATCATGATCATCATAAATATCCATCACCATTTCGGCAATATCATCTAAAATTTCATTAACAATATATGATTTTATTTCGTCGGAATGAGAATCAAATATTGTTCCAATTAATTGTTCTAAACTCATTTTTTTTCCTCACCGTAATTTTAACTTCCCCTTCATATTCTGAATCTATTCCTTC